GTTGGGGAGACGGGCGCAGTTGGCGAGACGGGTGCAACGGGCTCTGTCGGTGAGACGGGTGCAACGGGCTCTGTCGGTGAGACGGGTGCAACGGGCGCTGTCGGTGAAACCGGTGCAACGGGCGCAGTTGGCGAGACGGGTGCAACGGGCGTGCAGGGCGATGCTGGACAGGCTGGATCGGTCATCCATTCTGGGTCTGGAGCACCGGCGGCAACGCTTGGAGTCCAGGGCGATTACTACATTGACCTCTCGGGCGTGAACTTGCGGGGGCCAAAACTCTTTGACGGCGGTGTAGGCAGCATGGATTTCGGGATCACCGGTACGGGCGTAAGCGTAGAATACCCCGTGAATGCGATTCAGCTGGGCACGGGTCCGTTTGCGATCGAAGCCTGGGTCAAGTTCCCCCATGCACCGGTTCCTGCGCTGAACCCCGTGCTGTTTTCTCTCTGGAACGCATCAAACACGGCCAGCGGAGCGACTCTCTGTGTGCAGATGAGCGGAGCGTGGGCGGGCACTGATCCGTACAGGCACGCAAGCGTTGATGTGTTTATGGGAGGTTCGAGCATATTCAGTCAAAGCATCAGCGATGCGCCGGGATCGCCGACGTTTTACACGGATGTGTGGAACCACCTGGCGCTGGTACGCAACGAGCAGGGCAATGTCCGATGCTACCTCAATGGCTTCCACGATGCGTCGGCGAATTTCACGGGGTCTCTCAACGATGCGTCAAACAACTTTGCGATCGGCAACTTTTCCGTTCCGGATGCGAGCAGCAATGCCTTTACGGGCTACATGACCAACTTCCGTGTCGTGGTCGGTTCGCCAGTCTATACGTCGAACTTTACCCTGCCTACGGCCGCCCTGACGTCTATTTCAGGAACGCAGCTGCTCCTTCTTACCCAATCGAGTGCGACGCTGTTTGAAGACTCTAGCCCGCTCGAACAGGTTGCCACGAACACCGGAGTGATCTACAGCTCGAATAGCTTGTTTGTGGGCGTGGACCCGTGGTCAAGCACGGTGAGCTTGAACGGCGCCATGGGAGCGACGGGAGTGACGGGAGCTGTCGGTGCAACAGGAACGACGGGTTCTACGGGAGCGACGGGAGTGACGGGAGCTACGGGCGCTGTCGGTGAGACGGGTGCAACGGGCGCAGTTGGCGAGACGGGCGCTACTGGTGCACAGGGCGCAACGGGTGCTACGGGACCAGTCGCCGGGACCTTTGGCAACATTCTCCGGGTCGACTCGGTATACGGCAGCGACACCCTCGGAGCCGTGGGAACCTACTCATTTGCAACCATCAGCAAGGCCCTGTCGGTGGCCTCGGCGGGACAGCTCGTGCAGATCATGCCGGGTACGTACACGCAGACTGCAGAACTTACCATTCCTTCGGGTGTGGCGATCCGTGGAGCGGGCACGCAGAGCGTCACGATCCAGCGCCTGAACGCCACGACCTCGGCGACGCTCTTTACCCTGGGATCCAACTGTCGCATCGAGGATGTGACGCTCACGCTGACCTCGTCGACGGCAGTCACGGCGGGAGCGGTCTATACGGCGGTGACGGTGGACGACGGCAACATTCCGTCTGCCAAGCTCCGCACGATGGTCATCAACGTGACCAACAACAATCCGTCGGGCAGCTGCGTAGGCCTGCTGACGACCGGAAGCTCGACGTCGCCGAACGTCGTGACTTCGGCAGACACGATCCGTGGATCGACCATCAACGTAAACGCCTCGGGGCAGCAGAGCGGATACGCAGAGTGCATCCGGGTGGCGGGGGCGAACCGGTCTAGCGCACGAGACACGAACCTCTTTGTGATTGGCACGAACTGCACCGGAGCCCGGCTGATCGGGTGCGAAACCGTCTCTGCGGGCTATCTCGACCTGCGAGCCTCGATCGTTTCGGCGTCCGGCGACGCCACGAGTGTTACGAACTGCTCGATGGCCGAGATTTCGCAGACCAACCCGTCCAGCGAGATCATTTTGAGTTACACGAGGCTGCAGTACCACAGCGCCAACGCATTAGGGTTCACGGCCGCCCAGATTCCGACCAACATCGTGTTTGGAATTTTCGATACGAATAACTGGACCGCCGGAGATTTCACGAGCAATTACTACCTACTCCCGGGCACGACAAGGAGGGTAGATGCAATCACCGATCCTACAAAAACAGCCCCGTTCGTCATCGAGCAAGACTGTATCCTCCGAGGCGTGTACCTCTCTGCGAATGTATCTCTCGGTGCCTCGGCAATGTCATTGAATGTATACCATATGAGCACTGCGTCTACGCCAGTCTTTACGCTGAGCTTGACGGGAAGTGTTACGAATGTTGCGAATAATTCAAAGTCATACACCTTTCACAGTGGGGACTTGATGTACGTGAGTGTTAACGGCGACGGCTCGACGCCCCCCACGACGCTTCGTTCGTTCCAGGTCAACATTGGGTTGTTTTAAAGTAAATGATCCGTGACGCTCGCAGCGTTGCCGACTTTCAGAACTTTACGTTTTCGGGCCACTCTCGCAAGCTCGCCGGAAAGTCCCTCATGGAAAGCATCGCCCTCGGCCACGCCGACTACGCCTGCTACTGGAGTCTCGAGATGCTCTGTAGCGGCCTGGTACATTCACTATGGTCGACCTTTTTCGAGTCGGCCGCCCTGCACGTACACCGGGCGTGCCCCAACATAATGCCCTGGCTGGCGGGGCAGTACGAGCGCTTCTCGGACATTGAGGGCCACTTTTCGATCTCAAACATGACCGAGATTCGAAATCGGGAGGATGCCCGCAACCTCGTATGCGAGACGGCGACGGCGCTTTCGACGGCCCGAAAGCAAAAGTCTATTTCTCTGCCGACCATCAAGCCCGAGCACGACTTTCAGCCGCTCACCATGAAGGAGAACCTGCGGGCGACGACGCAGAACTCAAGCCTGGCCTACCGAAAGACCGACGACCCCTACGAGCTGGCCATTCCCTTCAACGAGTACTGCTTTGCGATTCAGACTCGGGACACCACGAGGGCGCTGTACTGGGCCGCCTGGATGCTCAAGTACGCCTCGCTCAAGAAGAAGCAGACCAAGGAGACGATCCAGTGCGGCGAGCGGCTCTACGTGGACAAAAAGTACGGCCGCAACCTCTTGTGGATGCTCTGGGACCCCCTGCAGAACACTAACAAGTTCATTGACGCTCTGCAAAAGATGTACTGCCTGCGCTGGGATCCCGGAAGCGCCAAGTCCAAGCAGCCCTTTCTGCTGGCGTCGATCGTCTATGCGACCGAGGCGCTGGACACGGCGGAACCTCCCCGGCGCAACGAGGCCGAAATCACCACGATGCTGCACAAGATTCCCCAGTGGATTCAGACCATTCAGGATACCAAGAACACTTTCTCAACTCGGTCGTGAGACACGCTCCCAACGTCGCTCAACTTAAAAGTCTAGATCATACACAAATGGCAGCACTGTCTCACCTGCAAAAGGCCCAGATCTCGGCGTTCCAAGCTCTGCTCTTTTACATTCTGGCGAATCCCATCACCTTTCGGGTCATGGACCGGTTGGTCGTCCAGGTCACGGGGCCGTACAGCATGTTCCGCATCGCCGCCGAGGACGGGACTCCGACGGGATTTGGCCTTCTCCTACACGCCAGTGTATTCTTTGCAGTCACGCTGGGGCTCATGTATGTATAATTTACGAATTTCATAGGAATATACACAATGTCGTCCCGTATCGTTCGCCTGTCCCGCCTGTCGATGTCTTCGGCGAGCCGGACAAGTCCTATCAAGGTCTACAGCACGTCGCTGATCTGGTGCGGCGCTCGGGTTCTGAACCCTATCGACAAGACGTACCGAGAATACCAACCGCTCGAAGTCGACAGCATGACTCTGCGGATGGTCGATATGCCCTACCCCAATCAGCTGACTCGGGTTGACTACCTCGATCCGGTTACTGTGCGAATCTATAGCGAGTCGGTGTGGGCCGAGAATGACGTCCTCTTTACGTGTCTACCCGAGCTGAAGTAGGTTTATTTGCGGCATTTCCAAACATACGAAGATCATAATATGGTCGATATCGTGTATACCGCTCTGGCAGCCCTGCTCGTAGTGGTGGTCCTGCACGTTGCCGTCTTCTGGGTGACTCGCTTTATCCAGCCCCCCAAGCCCAGGATCGTGTATCTTCCCGCTGCGCAGCCTCCGCAGCAACCGCAACCGCAGCTTCAGCCAGCTATGCAATCTCTGCCCTCACCGCAGCCGCCGCCGTCCCTGCCTCCGCCCACCATCCAGCTGCCGACCTACGACTCTCCGCCCGTCAAGGCTGCTCCGCCAGCGCTGCCGCCGCCCATCGAGACTCGAGAGTCCAAAGGCAGCGCACTGCCGCAGCCGGGTCTGCCCCATCCGGGTATATAATAAGTTTCGAAAAGCAAGATATAACGTATAATGGCAGCGGTCAATCGGTTGCGGACAGTGTACAAGTGGGACGAGGACCGGCGAATGACGTGCCTGGCCCCGCCTCCGGCGCAGTACGAGGTCAAGGTCGCCCAGGGCTTTGGCGTTCCGGGCTGGTTGTGCCTGACCCGAGACAGCTCGTCGCAGCCCGTGGCCTACTGGGTGCAGCGGAATCGGTCGGTGCAGATTCTCCGAATCGTTCTCGACGACAGGTGCTTTGAAGACACCATTTTGCGGGTAGAGTACACGCCCACACATGTGTTTATCGCAGATGTGTGGATGTGGAACGGGTCTCCAATGTTCAAGACCACGACATTTGCGTGGCGCCAAGCGTTTTTACAGGAAGTGTTTCCCTTGGTATACACTTCGTGCCCAGGGTTTGAGTCGAGAGCGTTTGCGCTCCGAAATCACGTCGGGGCCAGTATACGGGGCTACGAGTACTATACGAACGGCAAGGGATCGACGGGCAAGTTTTCGTTGGCGGCGCCCCTGCCAACCACGACGACCTACGAGATTCATGCAACCGAGGTTCCGGACGTGTACCGACTTGCGGCGGGAGGGTATTTGCGGGTAAAGACGCTGGCGCTGTCGAAGCGCTTATCGGCGTTGGGCAAGGTCTTTCGGCTCGAGTGCGTCAAGAACGAGGACGACGATACGTGGACGCCTCTGCTCCCGCAATAGAATCTCGCACAAGTACAAATAGATGCACCGCAATAAGAAGCATACTCGCAGGAATCGCCGCAAGAGCCGCCGAGGAGGTGGCTACGGGTTTGGCGGCTCGATAATGGGCGATGCGGGCGGCACGGGCGGCGGCAATGCGCTATGGAACAATATGGGGGGCGAGTGCGGCGTGCCTCGGCCTGGAAACATGACGGGGGGTAGCCATGGGGCGGAGCGAGGTGGACTCAACCAAGAACTGATGGGTGGCCGCCGTCGCAAATCTCGCCGGGGAGGCAGCTCTTGTGGGAGTATGGGCGGCCGTCGTCGCAAGCAGCTGCGCCGCCGTTCACGCCGCTCCCAGAGGGGAGGCGAGTACGCACCCGTTGAATCGTCGAGTGGAAGCAATCCCATTTTGGCTCTCCACCAGCCTCGGGCGGGGTACACGTTCACCGGCGCTGGCGCTGGAGGTATTGCCGACGCTGTTCCTTCGCCACCGGGCGTTACATATGTATAAAATAGCAGCATACAGTAATGAAAGGATCCTTTATGGTCGGCAACGCAGATTTTGCAGTAGCCTCAGTCATTTTCCTGGGCTCGATCGTATTTCTCGTGCAGACCAAGCTCTCCTACCTTGCGGCCTGGCTGGTAGTGGTCGCCATCGTGATGAAGTACGGCGCTCACCTGCCGTGGACGGTCTCGGTCGGTGGGGCCGTCGCCACGGTCGCTGCCGTAATCTACGTGTCTGGCGAGACCCTCAAGGAGCGCTATGAGAACGCCAGCAAAGATGATGAGTCGGACGACGACGGGCCAAAGCCGCACACGGACAAGGACAAGAACAAGCACGAGCACGTCGAGGCCAAGGCGGGCAAGTCTGGCAAGGCTAGCAAGGACGAGGACGAAGAGGCGCACATGGATGCGGGGACGACGATTCTGCACGCCTTTCAGAAACTCAAGCCCGACCAAGTCATGGCAATGCGCAACGACACGAAGGAGCTCATGGAGACGCAGAAGCAGCTGGTCGAGACGCTGGGAGCGCTGGGACCGCAGGTCAAGCAGGGTGCCGAGCTCGTCAACAGCTTCAAGTCGATGTTTTCGGGAGTGATGGGGCAGGGGCAGTAGGCGGCGCCGCCGGCAACGCCGCCAAATGTGCGAAAAATTGATGCCTCGAATCTGCAGACTGAATGCGAATCTTTGGGGACCGCAGAGTCTGCAGTTTCCAGCCCATAATCGTGGTGCCCAACTCGTAGTGTCGGAGCACGTCCTTCCATCGATGAAACGCCGAGTAAGCAACGTGCAGCGTGTTGGCAATGGTCATGGCCGTCTTGATCATGTCTTGCTGGCCGTATGACCCGCCAAAATAGACAAAGAGCGACGGCACCAAGAGCCATGTGATCCAGTAGAGCACGGACCACATGGGTTGAACGTAAAGGGATGAATACAGGCTGACTCTCTCCAAAAAATTGGACGGAGACAGAGTGTTATCGAGGCGAATGTATTCCCATATCAGGTTACTTTCCGTCATTCTCAATTGAAATACCTTCCGAAGGGAATTCGGTCTCTTCAAACGTCGTCGGGTGCACGTAGATCCATCGCTTAGAACCGGGAAACAGGTGCTGCAAAAGTTCCGGGCGGATGACGTTCCCGACGCACACGTAGGGCTCGAGGTCCATGGTGCGGTCTACGGAATTGTCGCAGCCGATAAAGAACCAGGGGGGTTTACAGTCGACAAAGAACCGAGACGGTTCGTCGGTAGGCCGGCGGCGGCGTATCTCTTCGTAGGGGTAAAAGACCCGCACCTTCTTGTCTTCGTCTTGCCAGACGGTCTGAAACATGAACCCCTTTTCCGACTTCCAGGTTTCCGCATAGGTGTGCTCGTCTTCTTCCACTTTTTGGATCGAGGGGTCGGGTGTAGGACGGGAGCACACAGATGCGAACCAGCGCTTGACGATTATGGCCGCCCGTACGATGCAGAAAATTGCAGTGGCAGCGGTACTCATTACTCGATTTACGCAAGATTGCTGTAAATGTTATGCAATGAACGTCTCATACACGGCCTTGGTGGCGATGCGGTCGAACTGGAGACCCATGGCGATCGAGGTGGCCAGGGCGGTGACGATAAAGGGCACGGCCATGATGAACCACGAGACGATGCCAAGGTTAAGGCGGCAGAGCATGTCGAGAATAAAGACGGTGGCGCCGCCAAAGGCAAACTTCCAGGCGAACGTCACCCACGCAAAATCGGCGGCGTCGAGACCGAGCTGAATCGCCAGAAAGAGCGCATACAGGAGCGCCGGAGGGCACAGTTCGTCAATGAATCTCATTTTCGTGCTTTGTGTATAGACAATAAAAAGATGAGCGGGGTACAGCAGGTCGTCTCGTTTACGGGAGTCACGGAAGAGGTGGCTGCGGCAGCCCTGGCGGCGCACGGCGGCGACGTACTGAAGACCGTGGATGCCTTGAGCTGCCCGCCCCAGACGTCGGGCACCAAGTACATTCCTCCGGCACCAAAGATCGACGATGGACTGACGGACGAGGTACGGCAAAAACTACGGGACGCCCGGGTGCTTTCGGATCTCCTCACCTTCGCACCACAAAACGACCTCCGTGGAAAGGCCGCCCACTACCCGCCCCGGCCGCCGGCATTCGGAGCGTCGGAGCGATCCCCGACACTATCGAGCCCTGCCCTACCGCCGCTTGCGAACTGACCTGCTCTTTGGGCGCAAACTGCACGCCATAATCGACAATCTTGCGCTCGACGACGGGGACATCCTGAAAGACCTCCATACCGTACGTACGATCATAAGCCTTATCCGAATACTCCTTGTAGGTATCTGGATCGTCGAGAGCGTTTATGGCATTCTCCCATTCTTCGATCTTGAAATAGTCGCACTTGAATTGCGATCCAGCAATCCACTCGTCCATGCCCTCGGTAGACCCTGAAGCCCGCCGCTCAGAGTTCAAGGAGTCCATCGGTGCCGAGTAGAGGACGGGAATACCATTGTACATTGCTTCAAAGGCCACCCGCCCCCAACTCTCGTACTTGGACGGTACCAGCAGAATCTTGGTGCGGCGCATCACGGTCCGGATATCGTCCTGAATGTCAATCCACTCAATATTGGGGTAGATTTCAGGAACCTTGACGACGTTGTAGTAAGGTCGCACTCCGAGAAACTTTTTCAAGGGAAAGCGCCTGGCCAACTCGAAAAACAATGCGGCGCCCTTCATCACATTGGCGTTAATGAGTGTTATGCAGTCTCCCTCTGGAAGCGTACCTCGCTCCTGAAACTTGATTTCGTGTTCGATCATGATGGGGCGGACGCTTTCGACCGTCTTGAAGTGCGGAGAGATCGGAACTTTGGCCTTGACGTATTCGCAAATGTGGTCAGATACGATCCACAAGAATTCAGCCCAGGCCCCCGACGTCTTTTGCACGACACTATCGGTGTTTTCGCCAAAGTGCATGGTCACGACGAGAGGCTTACGGAAATTCTCATTGAGGCGGCGCACGAGGTGGAGAAAAGGGTAGTGCGGAGACATCCAGATGGACGCCGAACGCATCTCGGCCTCGGCATTACTGTAAAAGGTCCAGTTGATTCCTCGATAGACGCCCTTTATCGGCATTCGGTTGCGCTGAGTCGTCACAAAGTGGATTCCGTGTCCCCGCCGCTGGAGTTCTTTTGCCAGTGCAATGTCGTGAAAAAAAGCACCACATGGGTCTGGCATATGTTGAGCGAAAAAGACAAATTTCATTATACCTACTCATCAATGATTTTCTTGTATACGATACGCGTCGGATCTCCGCCCCGAGCCCACGTCTGCACAAAATTGTTGACATCCTTCATTTCCTGCTGAACACTCGGAAGTTGAGGGTCAAACTGCGTGGAAAAGAACTTGTCCGTGACGGTCGAGCACTCCTTGGGCGTACGCACGGGCATGCTCTGGATCAGGCGGCTCTCGGTATCCTTGGCCGCCGCCGAGGGACCGCCCCCGAGATTCGGCGTCGTTGCCCAAGGTCGGGCAAACAGCTGCTGGTGGCCCTTGACTCGCTGCGTGCCCTCGTCGCCGAGCATGAGCCGAGAGTAGAGGTCGGCATCGCACCCGCCCGCCGCCGTGTTGCCGTAATTTCCCGTGTAGTTCATCGTCACGAACTGGGAAGCCCATTCGGCGTTGCCTTCAAAGTCCTGGCAGGCAGAGGCCCGCTGGTTCGGCGCCGAGTTCATGTAGTAGGCCTGTTGTGCGGCATTATCCTTGAAATCGTGATCCATCTGAGTCACGTCGCTCTTGCCCCGGGTCGGGGCGTAGAACCACGAGACGGGGTTCGCACTCATCATTGGGCTACTCATTGATTACTCTGTAGATTATAAAAACGGATACGGAAACTGTGTGCGATATACAAGTCAATTGAAATGCAGCCGTGTGATTGGATCGAGCACGATTATTCGGGCAAGTACGTGATTGATGTGTACGGACGTAACGAGGCAGAGGACTGCATCATGCTGCGAATTCAGGGATTCAAGCCGTACCTCTACGTCAAGGGCGAGGACGTGGAGGCCATTCGCAAGGCCATCGTTGCTGCCGGCGGGCCCACGGCAGGTATCTACACCGTCAAGGACAAGTACGACGTCTTTGAGGGGTATAACGACTTCAAGTCGATCAAGGTCTGTCGTATCGAGGTCGAGTCGATCCGAGAGTACCGGCAGCTGACCAAGAGCCTCAAGGAGATGCGAGGCAAGGCGGCTCTGCGGGTGTATGAAGCCAACTTGCCGCCGATGCTGCGCTTCTACCACGACCACGAGATTTCTCCGGCGTCGCCGCTGAATTACATGACGACGGCCAAGCTCAAGAACGACGACGGTCCGCCCGCCTGGACGGTGCACGCCAAGAACATTCGCAGCGATCCCTCTCGAGATATTCCGCTGCTGATTGCGGCCTACGATATTGAGTGCATGTCCAAGAGCGGCCAGTTTCCCGTACCGAAAAAGGAGTGGGAAAGCGTGGTCGACAAGATCGCCAAGGACCTCGACGAGGCGCCCGAGGACGAGACGTTTGCACAAGTCTTTGAGCGGCGCATTGCGATGGAGGGCGGGGCGCTGCGGCCGATCAGCGTGGCGGCGTTTGTTCGGAAGCACACGGTCATTATCGAAACGGGCAACTGGTCGGCAGTCGCACGAGAACTCGAGCGGGAGTGCGGCCCCATCGGCGACCCCGTCATTCAGATCGGCGTCACGCTGCGGTGGTCCAACAATATGCTCGCCAACGTCAAGCGTCGAGTGTTTGTGGTGGGCGGAGTCACCAAGCACGCCGAGTACGTCGGCTTTCCGACCGAGGCCGATATGATTGAAGGATTTGAGCAGTTTATTCGAGACGAGAACCCCGACGTCATTTGCGGCTACAATACGTACGGCTTTGACGATAACTTTCTGATGACGAGGGCGCAGGCCAACGGGCTCAAGCTGAATCTCGCACGGGGACCCGTGTGGGGCGACGACCCGATGGACCACAAGACCTTTGAACTGGCGAGCGGCAAGTACAATGTGCACTACATTCGCACTCCGGGCCGCCTGACGATCGACTTGCTACTCAACATGCGCCGTGAGCACAACCTCGACTCGTACACGCTCGATAACGTGGCCTCGACGTTTCTCCGGGACAAGGTGCTTCGCTGCGAGGGCGACGTGATCCACACCAAGACGACGAGGGGCTTGTCGGTTGGCAACTTTGTGCGGCTCGACATTGTGGGCAACACGGTGAATCCGTACAAGGACGGCAAAAAGTTCCTCGTCAAAGCCTTGACTAATAAGACAATCACGATCGACGAGGCGATCGACGTGTCCGACGCTGCTGGCGGTCTGGAGTGGTCATTCACTAAGGACGACATTCACCCGCACGATCTCTTTCGAATGCACGAGGGTACGGACGAGGACCGTGCGACGATTGCCAAGTACTGCATTCAGGACTGCGACCTGGTCCTGACGCTCATGGCCAAGCTCGACACCTTCTCCAACGCCAGGGGCATGGCCGACGTCTGCTTTGTGCCGCTGCAGTTCCTGTTTCTGCGAGGACAGGGCATCAAGATCTTCTCCAGAGTCGCCTACGAGGCTTCGAAGCGGGACCAGGTCCTGCTGACGCAGCACTCGTACGACGGGGACTCGGGATACGAGGGCGCCATTGTGATTTCACCCAAGATCGGCATGTACCTCGACACGCCCATCGCCGTTCTGGACTTTAACAGCCTGTACCCCTCGTCGATGATTGGCGAGAACCTCTCGCCCGATACCTTTGTCTGCATGAAGACCTACAATGCGGCAGGGAAACTCATCGAGTATGAGGGAATTGCGGCCGAAAAGGTAAAGGGCATCATGAACTGCCACGAGATTTCGTACGACGTCAAGGACGACGACGGCAAGGTCGTAGGGCGCTCGACGTGCGTGTACGTGCAGCCGACGCCCGACAATCCCCTCTCGATCGGGCTGATTCCTACGGCGCTCGAAATCATGCTCAAGAAGCGCAAAGAGGCCCGGAAAAAGATGGAGGACCCGATGGTAGACGATGCGCAAAAGTCAGTATACAACGGTCTGCAGCTGGCCTACAAGGTCGTTGCCAACTCGATTTACGGCCAGTTGGGCTCCAAGACCTCGGCGATCCGCAAGATCTGCGTGGCGGCCTGCACCACGGCCGTGGGGCGCCGGCAGCTGCTCTTTGCCAAGGAGACGGTCGAGAACGAGTTTGCGGCCGAAGTCGTGTACGGCGACTCGGTCGTGGGCGACACGTCCGTCATGGTGCGGGTTGGCATCGGGGCAGTTCCGCACTCCTACGTGAATATCGAGGACCTGCACACGCTCGAGCCCGAGGGAAAGTGGGTCGAGAGCCGAGGCAAGGAGTTTTACGAGCTGACGAGGACCTTTAGCTACACGGCCGAGGGCTGGACTCGGGTGCGCCGGATAATTCGGCACCTAGTCAGCAAGCCGATTCTGCGGGTGCACTACGGAGAGGACAATAGCTACATTGATGTGACCTCGGACCATTCGCTCTTGCTGGCGACTGGCGAGCCCATCAAGCCAACCGACTTGCGGCATGGGGATCGCCTGATGTCGGCCTACCGCACGTCGGGGCTCAAGGTGTTTCAGGTGGACGTGCTGCCGCCGTCGGCGCCGGGCACGATGGTCTACGACTTGACCACCGAGAACCACAACTTTCAGGCCGGGCCCGAGGGGCTGGTCGTGCACAATACAGACTCGATCTTTGTCAAGTTCCCCGGCAAGACGCTGGAGCAGGCCATCAAGCTCGGCCAAGAGTCGGCCGACATGATTACCAAGCGCTGCCCGCACAAGGCCTTCGTCATTGGGTACGAAAAGACCTTCTACCCCTTTATTCTCTTCTGCCGCAAGCGCTACGTCGGGATGAAGTACGAGGAAGATCCGACCAAGTGCAAGCGAGCGTCGATGGGGGTGGTTCTGAAGCGGCGAGACAATGCCCCGATCGTCAAGGACGTGTTTGGCGGAGCTCTCGACATTCTCCTGCTGGACAAGGATGTCAAGAAGGCCGCCGAGTTTGTCAAGACCATGCTGCTAAAGGTGGTCAAGGGCGATATGCCGATCGACAAGTTTGCGATCACCAAGCAGCTGCGGGACGACTACAAGGCCATGAAGGAGGGGTACGAGGGCAGCGCCACGATTCCAGCACACCGAATTCTGGCGGACCGCATGGCCGAGCGGGACCCGGGCAACAAGCCCAACGTCGGCGACCGATTGAAGTTTGTCTACATCCAAGCGCCCGACAAGCGATTGCAGTGCGACAAGATTGAGCACATTGCGTATGCGGCCGAGAAGAAGCTGCCGCTGGACACGCTCTTCTACGTCACCAACCAGATTCAGAATCCCGTGGCGCAGCTGTTTGCGCTCTGTATCGAGGACATTCCCGGATACCGGCATCCGTCGGTTGGCAAGAAGAAGCAGACCTACGAACAGCTCTACGAGGAGTACATGGAAACGCTCGAGGATCACGAGCAGGCGACGCTCAAGGTTCTGGCGCAAAAGGAAAAGCAGCTGGACAGTATGCTGTTCCTGGGGGCCGAATACATTCAGAACACGGTGCGCAAGTCGAGAACTGGACCGCTGGATGCGTTCTTCAAACCAAAGAAGTGAAAATGGATAGACCGCATCTACGATTTTTCAAGTGTACAATGGCCTCCGCAGAACAACCCAAGACGAAGAAGAAGACGGTTCCTAAGGTAGTGCGTGATCTGGCCTGGAACCGGTGGATCGGCGAGGATGTCGCAAAACATAAATGTATGTGTTGCGAGATCAACGAGATTCGGATGAACAGCTTCCATTGCGGTCACGTGATTGCAGAAGCGAACGGGGGAAAAACGACGGTCGACAACCTCCGCCCGATATGTAGTGCCTGTAATCTGTCGATGGGAACTGAGAACATGGATGAGTTCAAACAAAGGTGCGGATTTGGAGCCGCTGCGGCCGCACCTCCGGCAAAGGTTGTGGAACCTGTCCCATGGCGCCCAGGGATTCTTCGCCAAAATCCGATACCTCTTCGTATAAAGTGGTATCCGGGTACGAACTCTCTTGAATGTATGCGAGAATTGTCCGGACTTTATGCACGTGACGAAGACGGAATATACGTTCTAAAGCCTTAGCGTGCACGCTGTCTAGAACGTCGTGCCTTTGTGAATGTCCGTTTGCGAGATTTAATCACGCTTTTTTTTGGCAGGAATTCTTTGTAGAAATCCGGTTTGAAATAGTTGAACATCCTATAATCTGTTTGAAACGCTCCCCATTTTGTAGCTTTTATTATTTCTTTAAATTTATCGGAATTTATGGCAGTCACAATATCGTCTCCCTCTTTTTTTGAAGAAATTGGTATACCAAATGTTAATTGAGACATTCCGTATTTTCCTTCAAAGTCATTTACCGGATACTGCTGTTCGTTTACATTTAGCAATACCTTTGAAACTCCAAAATGACCTTTGCTTGGATCGTTGGTATATAAAAACCCTATACCCTTTTGCGTATTGGTATGTGCAATTGGGTATTTATATTCTTCTGTTTTTTCCTTCTTTATATATTTCTTGCGGTGCTCATATATACTACTGCTAAATATTACCTTCAATCCCTCGGATTTGTCTATAAGTATATTTCGAATATTTTCAAATGCGTAATTTGGTAAGAACGGAAAACTCAAAGTATCTATACTACTAAGAATGCCATTTTCGTCAATTATTAATGTATTTGAATTGTGATTTACCTTTTGTATAATGTATATATCGACTCGAGTAGTTGCTCCAAATATTTTTTGCCCTTCTCTTTTTCCAATAATATGTATAAACAATAATTGATTTGCATTAACAAGTGTGTACAGTTTACTCTCTGGTCTACGCCAATTAGCAGGTGTAATAATTCCTACAAACCCACCCGGTTTAACAATATTTATAGAATATTCTAAAAACTTATCCCATAAGGTTGAAGTTTGACCTTTCATCTGCCTAGGGGTATTAAAAGGAGGATTCCCCATGATAACGTCGAACTCGGCAACGCCAAATTCACGAACGAGGTCTTCTTTTTTGAGTTTGAGGGTATCCGCACAACATATATTGGATTTAGCTGATGGTGCTAACGTCTCAAAAATCTTACGGGCAGTGTTTACATTCCCCTTGTCGATCTCAATCATGTGGAGCATTTTTTCGACAATGTGTTTCTTGCGAGCTGTGGCGTCTTTCATGGTCTTTGACAACTGAAAGTCGAGCATGAGGAAGGCCACGAACGGAAAGTTCCCGATTCCGTTCGCCGGGTCCAACCACTTGCTATCAGGATTACGCCAAACATCAAGAGGGATACCGCCAATCCGATCTTCTGGGTCATCGTCGAATAGAACGCCATCACGCATCCCCCAAATCTGGGTATGATCAGACTTACGGAGACCGTATAGCATCTCACGGACAAGATTCAAAGGAGTAAAGACTTCTCCGCGTGCCTTCTTTGCAGCTTCGTCGGGTATGAGGCGCTTCTCAATGATGTCTAGTATTTCGGTATGTTTGTCGTCTGCCGAGGCCATTCCTCCTTATACTATGTTTCCCGTTTTTCCACGTTCGCAATTTACGCTGCTTTCGTCGTGCACCGCCATATTTGCCACCTTTACGGAGAGATCGTATTAGGTCGTGTATATGCCCGTCCCAATAAATGGAAATAGATTCAGACTTATCAAATACTTTTTCTGGTATTTTCATGACTTCTTCGTGCGTCGGATGGTTGTAAGTATACGATTCTCCTGTCGTTGCAGGTGCCATTGCGTAACTGCGAAGTTCGCACCACGCCGTTTCATATAGGTTCTCGTGAGTTTTCGAGCATGATCTTGTCGAACATTCACAAACGACTGGTTTTATCGCAGTCTTTTTATCCTCTTTGTATTTTTTGATAAGTTTATCATATGTCATATCTTCCCCCCATAATTCTGATGATTTTATAACCAATGCGTTTATGAATGTTAATAGAATCTTCATAGATTTTTCGGTTACTTCTGCAGGAGTTAGTATAATTTCAGGTGACTTGGGGGCGGGTGGTGGAGATGAAACGATTGAAGAAACAGGTCCCCCTTCGGCGGGCGCTGATTCTACTCCTGGTATTTCCTCGCCCGCTTCCGACATAATCTTTTTATTACCTTTCTTTGGGGTTGTAGACTTTGTACGCTCTAATATTTTCTTTAGTTCCTCGAACAGATCAGGGTCGGCGAGGATTATACCCTTTTGTTTTTCTTCCAGACTTCCCACGCTGAACTCTCTTCCGACATACTCATCTGCAAGTCTTCCCGTGACCATAGTACGTATTTCACCCATTATATCAGTTACGTCTTTTTGACCAGCGTTTGCTCGGATGAACGGATCTTGCCCCCAGTTACAGAGTTTAAGAATTCGGTCTATGCGCCCAGGAACATCTGCGACCTTGTCTCCCGATGCAGACTTGCTCGTCTTCGCAATGTCGTATTCGAGCATGGCACTGACTATTCTCTTCAAGTTCAAGTCGATAATGTATCCGTTCTTCTTGTTCGGAGGGTCGTCGGTGAGCGCCCTATATGTTTTCTGAATGATGTCGTCTGCGCTGGAATCCGCAGTCATCATGCAAACTATATCTACACAGGGTAGAGAAATCCCCATCTTGGCAACATCGCCAGAGAGAAGAACAAGTCCTTTACCGACTTTGAGCGCCTCGTATTCTATTGTTAAAATTGCGTCCTTGAGTGCTAGATCTCTGAAGTTTTCTTTAGAACATATCCCCCGCTTAACGGCGTCAGCGGGGGATAGATTGGACGGATTGTAACCAGCGCCCGTGTATGCACTCAACGTCATAAACACAAAGTTGTTCTTCCAGTAAGGTCGTTCGAGCATGAATGACGCCCATATGCGACAGAGGGCACCGATCGGCATTCCCTTGAGTTTGGGCATGAACATGATCATTGAGAATGGAGTACCGGGTAACGGGCGAGAACCGGTCTTATGCGCAATCTCGAATACTTGGTTGAGAGCTCGAAACTTGCGGTTCTCATCTTTCAAAAAGCTGTCTTCCTCGTCAATGTCTGGCGTCAAGAATTCACGTATCAGTTTCGCCTCGTCCCTTCGACTTAGCATTGGCCCCCACTCGGCATGCTTGCTATCATCATTTAGAACGGCGGGGTTCTGAATAAATTGAAATGCACGGGCGTGATCGTATCCAACGCCAGTATCGGACATTCTCCTGATAGTTTCCGGAGCGAACGTAAGGGAAATGAAATTGGGTTCAGGAAAGTTCACATAAGGTTTTGCAATTTGTTGTGTTGACTGACCTTTATTAATGCGATTGTCTAGAATCGTCTCCGCATTCGGGTATCTTTCGAAAAGAGCAGGTTTATCGAGGATAAACTCCTCTTTCGTTTTGGCGGATAGTCCTTTCATGTCTTTGACATCAAATAGGTCCCATACAAACAAATCCTCCGGGCTGTCAAGTGCGTTTGAAGGTTTCGCATACGTTGCCGTCATCAAGATTATAGGACATTTGTATTTATCAAACATCCGGCTAAGAGTCGTATCTACATTTTCCGCAAGTATGCCGACATGCGCTTCATCGAAAAAGCATATATCGATCTCTGGGATTTTTCCGCCTTCTTCAAGCCTAGTAAATATGTCCTGTATTGATTTTTCCTCTTCTTCCTCGACTGCCGCCGCTGCGCCTGCGCCTGCGCCTGCTAGCGAGGACAACTGCCTGCTGACAAAGAAGAACTTGTTCGGCTTTGCGTCTTCAAGAGGAACACCCGAGCTGTCTCTATCCACAACATCGTCGAATTGAAAATCTTTGAAATCTGAAAATTTGTCAATAAGATCTTCTTTGAACTGCTCACGAGTTTCATTAACAGCAGATGTTAGAAAGAGGACGTTGTAATTCTCTTTACTCTTGAGCTTCCGATGTTCGTTGATGATACCTCCGGCGATAAACGACTTTCCTCCACGAGGAAGAACGCCTACGCACATATAATGTTTTCGGGTAGCGTCATCCTTGCGTTCTATAATGCGCCGCATGACTGCATTTGTAACCAGCTCTTGATGGAAATACAGAGATAGAGACGGTTTTGAAATGACACCGGGTGGGAACTCACGATGAACGCTCTCTGCTATCACCGCTTTATCCTTCATCTCTGGATTTCGGATAAAAAAGTCTGTACGGAATTTAGTGAACGCATCCATAATCTCATTGTATCCTATCACACGGTATACACTGCTTCTAAGAAACTCTGCTCGGGTTCGGTCGAGATTCTTTTTAAATTGCTCTTCATTCCGAACGCAAATGATTAGTTTTTTGTTTGTTTTTTCTGGAAATTTATCGAGTTGTTTGCTGAGAACAGGAATATCGTAGTCTTTGGCTATACTTTTTTCTCGTTTGTACCCTTTTACACTTATAAAGTAGAACGCATCTGTATCGTCGCCAACTGTTTCCGGAATCTGTCCACATTTATAACCCTTTACAACCGGTGATTTTGAGACGCCACTTTTTATTTGAAATGTTATATCGGAAATACCCTGCTCGCCGCCCCCGGAATTTTTAATAGTTTTTGTATGAAGATAATTCGGGAACGGGACGAGACTTTCATACTTTTTTATATCGTGAAATTCGATATTTCCAGACATTCCTTGAACTGCACCAATTGCGATTGCAAGTTGAAACAGAGCTTCAAAGTAGTCTCCGCCGCGCAACACTTTTCCTGATTGCGAATGTGGAATATCAATCAGCATATTCACCTTTTGTCTCCATTCGAGGTCTGGGTCGAGAATGCGCTCTATAAGTAAATCTATCAATTTTTTTGAAGAGTTGAGCGTGATTCCGTCCACGCTCTTTTTATCGTTGAACTCTTTTAGTTGTTTAAGTTCATCTTCAATTACACGGCACGATTTCTTACATTTTTCAAGTTGTTCTGTTAGTTCGCATTCTTGAGTTTTATCGTCGTCGTCTGGAGGAGGGGCAATCGGTCTAACGACATTGCATTTACGCCTTATTGGTTTATACTCAGCACTCATTGTATATGTTTTAGATTACTTATCGATATGCTTCTTCAATTCGGAAACGCTTAGTCGTCAGATACATTCTTTCAGAAAAAGGTTTAAACCTGATTAGGCTAGTACTTACAATGCAACAATCCGGCCAGAGATCGGAAATTCTGCGAGCGGTGAATGAGCTGGCGTATGCGAGGTCGGTCTTTTTTCGCCATTATCACTCGGCCGCACAGGTCGACATGTGTCTGGACAATGAAGCACGAATGATTGCAATACTCGAGCGAACGATGGACATGGCATCCATCGTCCGAGTATTAAATACGCTGATCCCCGGAGCGATGGCAGGAGCCGCTGCGGGAGCCGCCGCCGGAGTTCCCGCTGGGTTCTGGGATACGGTTCCGGTGGCGCTGACGAATGCGCAGATGACGGCAGCTCTTCAGCCGCACACCCCGCCCGCTGAGAACAACAATGAACTCTGCTGCATCTGCCAGTACAGTTTGGCGGCTCAGCCAGCATGTGAGCTTGCCCGCTGCCATCACCATCTCCATCGAGCCTGTGCCGAGCAGTGGTTTTCGATGAGTACGAGGTGCCCCGTATGCCGAGCTTCGGCTGCGACTTAAGCGTACGAATCCCGTACATGTAATGCCGCCCTTGATTGCTGTCTGCACTCCCACCTACAATCGAAAGTTCACCCTGGAATTCTCTATGGCGTGCTTTCTCCGCCAGACGTGCCCGAACCTCCACTGGATCGTGATTGACAATTCCGAGAGCGACGACAATTCGTGGATCGAGATTCAGGAGCTCGCAAAAGATAAGTTTCCTCTGACGTATGTTCGTATTCGGGACAAGACGCCGATCGGGGCGCTGCGCAACATCTGCCTGGAAGAATCCCGCAAGATTCAGGCCGAGTTTCTGGCCTTTTGGGACGACGACGACTACTATCCCCCTCAGCGCATTGCGGTTTCGGTTCAGGCGCTTCAGGACAATCCCAAGTTCGACATTACGGGGTGTGAAATCATGTCGGTGTTTTTGACTCGGGAGAATCTACTCATGGATGTCGGGCCCTACGGACACAACCACGCCACGGCCGCAACCTACGTGATTCGCATGTCAGCGACGCCGGGTCGGCAGTTTCTGGCGACGGCCAATCGGGCGGAAGAAGGCACCTTTACGAGAGACTGGACGATGCCGATGATTATGCTGCCCACGCAGGACGTTCTGCTCGTGATGGGTCACAAGCAAAACACGGTCGACAAGAGCGCCATCTTTACCGAGCAGCGCAAGTTTGGCGGCCGCATCAACAACCATGACAATGCCAAGAACATTGTGCGCTTTCAGTGGATCAAAGACCCCAAAATGTGGGATATTCTGAGTAAAACATTTCTTGGTGCTTGAATAGGTCTGCGACGGGATCGCCCGTCAGCGGCGTTTGACGAAGCACGTCAGACTGGCCGTACTGTAGGCGATTCACGAGCCGTCGGACGTCGTGCTGGCACTCTTTGACTATAAGTTGGAACTCTTCAAACGGCATAGCATTATACGTTTGCAGATTTTCATAGATATCTCGGGCATTCAGAGGCATGCATCGGTGGATGCGGATCGTTTCGGGGCAGCGCTTAAAGATCACGGGGACTTCGTTGGACGTGCACACGATCGGCACGCAGCGACGAGGGTCCTTCATCCACTCGAGGAGTTTTCGCTGGGCGTGGGGGTCACTGCCGTCGACCTCGTCGAGAATGACGCAGGTCTTGCGGGGCTCCGAGTACTTGGCTAGAGACGCAAAGGATACGGGGGCCATGCACGAGTCCCGCAGGCTGGCGACATCGCTATGGGAGCGCATGGAGCGAGACGCATTGATTTCGAGGGGCTCGTAGCCAAACGTCCGAGCCGCCGTCAGGGCCAGGGTGGTTTTGCCGATGCCCGCCGTGCCCGAAATGAGAAAGGCCACGCCCCTCGGATTCGCCGTAAGATACTCGGTCAACTGCTTTTTTGCTTCCGTATGCCCGATAATTTGGTCAAACGTCTCGGGCCGAAACGCCTCAGACAGCATATTATACTCATGAGGGCCTAATTACAAAGTCCCTTCCACGTGGTGCCGCAGGACTTGGCAATGTCGCAGAGGGTTCCCTGGTAGAGCGCTGGGTCAAAGGCCGCACAGGACGTCTCGTAGAGGGGCCAACACTTGCCGCCGCTGCCGCCGCTGCGATCGTCTGGCCGAAAGATCCAGCGGTCGGGGCACTGGCCGTGCAGACGAGGCTCCAGAAACACGGTGGGCTTCAGCTTCAAGTAAATGTAGACGACGAGGGCGAAAATACCAATCGTCAGCAGAATGATGAGAGTATCCGTACCCACGACGGATAGAAACGAGATCCAACCATTCATCGCAATGACTCCGAGCTGCCTAGCCATTTCTGCCGAGTAGAGCGCAGCAGATCGGGCTTGTTCTTGAGCATCGGTGATTCGGGTTTGCACCGTATTGGATAGTGTGGCGGCGTCGAATGTTCTTCCAAACGAGGAAGAAGCGCTCGACATTCTTTATACAGTACAAGGTATAATGAATGTACGGGCCGCCCGCCACGTGTGCGACACCTATTTCGGGGGCACGCTGAACCCCATCGTTCAGCACCATATCGAATCGTTCAACGATCTGCTCGAGCGCCGCATTCCCGTGTTTTTGAAGGCCTCGAACCCCATTCAACTGCTGCTCACCGACAATCGGGCGATTCGAGTGTTTGTAGGAGGCATGGATGGCAGCCGGATATTCTACAAGTCGCCCATTGATGAGTTGGAAAACGCCGTCATGCCCAACACGTGCCGCACTGAAAACCGCACCTACGGCCTGGAATGCATCGCCGACATTGACGTCGAATACACGTTTGGCGGAGCGGCGGCATCCGAAGTCGTCAAGTTTGAAAAGGTCCCGATCGCCAACCTGCCGCTGATGGTCCTGTCCAAGTACTGCCACCTGACGGCCCTGACGCCCCAAGAATCCTACGCCCAGGGCGAGGATCTTCACGAGCTGGGCGGATACTTTATCATCGACGGCAGCGAGCGCATTCTCCTCACGCAAGAGCGGCTGGGCAACAATCTCTTTTATGCAGGAAAAAGGGCGATTCAGACCTCGGAAGAAGAGGAGCAGGTGGGAGGCACGACGGGCGATACGGAAGAGTCACAGGAATCCTTTGCGGGCGTCCGCAGCGTATCCGAGGACGGAACGCAGGGGCCGTACTCGCATTACCTCGTGATTCCACCCGCCCGCCGTGAAATGCCCATCCTCGAAGCCAACCTGAAGAAGTTGTTTGATTATGGTGCGACCCGCATTCGGGGCGAGCCCGTGATTACGCTGCCCGGCTTTCGCATTCCTGTGCCGCCCTTTTCGGTCATGCACCTGCTCGGGGTCCAGACCGATAAGGACATGTACGACACGATCCTCTTTGGCGTGCCCGAAGTCAATCGCTCCGTGTACGGCGACCTGTTTCGGCAGCTCATTCTGCGGCACGACAAGAGCCTCAAAGATACGTCGGATATGGAGATCCTGCGGGTGGCTACCAAGACTCGGAGTCAGGAAGAAGTCTTCTACAACTTGCAGGTCAAGCTCTTTCCGCACTGCGGTCGGCTGCCCGAGGAGAGTACGGCCGACGTCTACCGCCGCAAGGCTTACATGATGGGCCATTTGATGCGCCTGGCCATGGAGAACGCCCTCAACCTGCGACCGCCCACCGACCGAGACCATTTCAAGTTCAAGCGCTTTGATGTGTCGGGCGATCTGTGCTTTCAAGAGTTTCGACGAATCTACAAGGAAGTGGCCAAGAGCATGACGCTCAAGATGGACACTCGGGTGCACTTTGAGGAGCGGACGTACGGCGGTCGGGGTGTAATCACACTTTTGCAGCGGGAGAATATCGGCTTCTACTGGACGGCCTTTGAGTTCATGAACCAGCTGAGCAAGTCCTTCAAGGGCAAGTGGGGCGGCAAGGACGGCATTTCGCAGATTCTGTCTCGAGTGTCTCGCCTGGGCACCGTCTCGCAGCTGCGGCGGTCCTCATTGCAGATGGACCCCTCCGTCAAGGCCCTGGGCGCTCGGCGGCTGCACGGTAGCTCGTTTGGCTTGACGTGTCCCTCGGACGTGCCCGACGGCCGCAACGTGGGCATGATTAAGCACTTTTCGCTCTTGACGACGGTCTCGACGCAGGTGAGCTCGCAGCCCCTCCAGGACATGCTCTTCAAGGCCCCGAGCTTCCGCAAGCTGTCGACCATTCACCCCGGGGCGTGGGATCCGTCGTGGACCGTCGTGCACCTGAATGGCGACATTCTGGGCGTCATTTCGGGCAATATGCGAGAGATCTACGAGGCACTGCTACTCTACCGCCGGAGCAACCCGGGCATGATTTCAGTGGCGTGGGATCGCACGGACAATGAGCTCGTGTTGTTGACGGATCCTGGTCGCCCGTGCCGGCCCATCTACCGCCCTGGCGTCAACCCCGACTCGGTTCTGGCCAAGCGCACCTGGGACTCGATGGTCGGCGAGCTCTTTGACGTCGTCGACGCCTCCGAGAGCGACACGATCCGCATCTCGATGACGCCCTTTTCCGACACTCTGCCGTCCGAGATTCACGGCGTCTTTATGCTCTCGCCCCTCTCGGCCATCATTCCCTTTTCCGACCATAATCCTGGAACGAGAACGGCGTTTTCCTGCGCCCAGTGCCGTCAGGGTGCGTCGTGGTACCACTCAAACTTTCACAAGCGGTTCGACACGATCACGCTAATCATCAACACGCCGCAGCGGCCCATTTGCGACACATGGCTCTATTCGCACGTTCTGGGACGGGGCGGGTGCATGCCCTACGGCGAGAACGTCATGGTGGCCATCTCGACCTATTCGGGCTACAATCAGGAGGACTCGGTGATTCTGAACGCCGGGGCTCTGCGGCGAGGCCTCTTTCGCACGACCTACTTTCACTCGTACACGGTTTCCGAAACGATGATGAATCCCCTAGAAAAGACGCACACGACCATCGCCAACCCGCTGACGGCGATGAATGTCAAGCTCAAGGCCGACAAGGACTACTCCAAGCTGGACGAGAGCGGCGTGATTCGTATGGGCTCCGAGGTCGATGAAAACACGGTCTTGGTAGGCATTCTGGCGGCGGGTAAGGATGCGAGCCAGCTGCCCAAGCGGGGCCAGCGGGGCGTTGTGGACGGCATTCAGACGTTTACGACGACCAACGGGGTGGGCAAGTCCAAGACGACGCTGCATGGGTACAAGATTCGAGTTTCGGAATCACGTGAGCCCATTTTGGGAGACAAGATGAGTTCTCGCCACGGGCAAAAGGGTACGGTCGGCCTTATTATGGACGAGGCGGACTTGCCGTTCACGGCCAAAGGTCTGCGCCCCGACCTGATTCTCAACCCGCACGCCATTCCCTCCCGCATGACGACCGGCCAGATGTTTGAATCGACCTCGGCCCGCATCGGTGCTGCGTTGGGTACGCTCATCGACGCCACGCCCTTTTGCTCGCAGTCGCAGGACTATCGGGAAATGCTCATGAAGATCGGGCTGGAGCCGAACGGGTCCGAGATGATGTATAACGGCATGACGGGCGAAATGATGGAAATGGAGATTTTTATGGGGCCTACCTACTACCTGCGCAGCAAGCTGATGGTGGAGGACAAGATCAACTATCGGGACACGGGCAGCAAGACGCTGCTGACCCGGCAGCCGCTGGAGGGGCGGGCGGCAGGCGGCGGTCTGCGCATCGGAGAGATGGAGCGGGACGCCCTGATTGCGCACGGCGTCTCGGGCTTTATCGAGGAGAGCTTCATGAAGCGGTCGGACGAGCACGAGGTCCTCTTCCAGTCGGGGTCGGGGCTGCTGGACTCGACGCAAAAGGAGGAGCCGGTAGGCGTCTTGCGGATGCCGTACTCAATGTCGCTGTTAGTCAAGGAGCTCGAGTCGATGCACGTGCAACCAATACTAAATGTGCGCAAGGAATAAATGGCGAAACCTACAGATGCAGAATTTCGGGACGCACTGGATACAATTGAGAAATCATTAAAGAAAGCAGACAATGATACTATATTTCAGGTCATGTCCGACTACGAACTTCACGTACTGCCGAATGTAGTAATAGACACTGCAAATGTAATACGCAAGAAAAATGGCGGTGGCCGCAAAACAAAAAAGGTGCGTCGCCGAAGCGTAAAGAAGTGAATTACACGTGCCGAAACATGTAATTCAAATGTGGAAGGCTTCGGACGGCGTGGGTAGCATCGAGGTCGTGGAGGTCTTTGGAAACGATCTTACCGTCGTCAATTCGGCCCGAGTCTCTTTTGCCAAGGAATCGCACGAACTCACGCTGGGCGACGAAAAGCTCATCAAGTACTTGGCGGCCCATAACCACATAAGCCCATTCTTTCACCCCCAAATCCGGCTCCGAATCAAGATGCCGATCTTTGTAGCCCGAGAGTGGTTTCGCCACCAGATTGGGCTGTCCCGCAACGAAGTCTCTCGCCGCTACGTGGATTCCTCCCCTGAAGTGTGGTGCCCATCGCCGGGAGAGCTGCGGGAGCGGGACCCCAACTGCAAGCAGGGGAGCAAAGTAAGCCAAATCGGCGGCGCCGAAGAGGCCTCGCTCGAGATTCGTGAGCACTGCAACAAGACTATCGAGCTGTACTCGAACCTTCTGGAAAAGGGCGTGGCGCCCGAGGTCGCTCGCTGCGTTCTTCCGCAGAGCATGTACACGGAATTCATCGAGACGGGGTCTCTGGCGGCCTATGCCCGCATCGCAAGGCTTCGAACGGACCCGAGCGCCCAGCGGGAAATACAGGTCTATGCTCGGGGAGTCATGTCGTTGCTCACACCGCATTTTCCCGTATCGTGGGCGGCGCTGACCATTTAGGAATAGTGCTACTGTATATGTAATGTTCGTAACCAAGCGAAGCGGAGAACGGGAAAAGGTCTCCTTCGACAAGGTTCTCGCCCGTATCGAAAAACTCGCCGAAGGTCTTGACCACGTCAATCCCGCCCTCGTGACCCAAAAAGTATGCAGTCAAATTCAGGACGGTATTCACACGTCTGACTTGGACAGCTTTGCGGCCGAAACGTGCGCCATGATGGTCGGTCGGGGCCACCCCAACTACGGTCTCCTTGCCGCCCGCATCGCCGTGGACAATCACCAGAAGAACACGCCAGCGACCTTTCAGGAATGCGTGCAGCGCATCGGCCTCTCGGAAAAGCTCCGGATCGTCTCTCGCCTGCCCGAGATTGAAGCGATGATTGACTACTCTCGTGATTTCCGCTTTGACTATTTCGGCTTCAAGACGCTCGAGAAGGGCTACCTCCTGCGGGACGAGACGGGCGCCATCGTGGAGCGGCCGCAGCACATGTGGATGCGCACGGCCGTGGAGATCCACACGTCCAACGAGGTCATCGAGCACTACGGGCACGTGGAGTACGCCCCCGACTTTGCGAGGATCAAGGAGACATACGATGGCCTGTCGCTGGGTTACTTTATCCATGCCACGCCGACGCTGTTCAATGCGGGCACAGAGCACACGCAGCTCTCGTCGTGCTTTCTCCAGGCGATGAAGCAGGACAGCATTCAGGGAATCTACGAGACGCTCGGGGACTGCGCACAGATCTCCAAGTGGGCGGGAGGCGTCGGCTTGTCGATTCACAACATTCGTGCGAGGAACTCGGACATTCGGGGCACGAGGGGCAAGTCCACGGGCATTGTCCCGATGCTCAAGGTGTTTAACGACACGGCCCGCTACGTGAACCAGGGCGGCAAGCGCAACGGCAGCTTTGCGGTATACCTCGAGCCGTGGCACGCAGACATTGAAGACTTTCTCAAGATGAAGCTCAATACGGGGGCAGAAGAAGACCGGGCTCGGGACCTCTTCTACGCCCTCTGGATTCCCGACCTCTTCATGAAGCGCCTGGAAGCCAACGAGAACTGGACGCTCATGTGCCCGAACGAGTGCCCAGGATTGTCGGACGTCCACGGCGTGCGGTTCGAGGAGCTCTACACCTATTACGAGTCGCTCAAGAAGGGCCGCAAGACGATTCCAGCCCAAAAGATCTGGCAGATGATTCTGGATGCGCAGATTCAGACAGGAACGCCATACCTGTGCTACAAGGATGCCGCCAACGCCAAGTCCAACCAGCAGAATTTGGGCACGATTAAGAGCAGTAATCTCTGCAGCGAAATCATCGAGTACTCGTCTTCGACGGAAACCGCCGTCTGCAACCTAGGCAGTCTCTCCCTGCCCCGCTTCGTCAAAGTGATCGAGGGCAAGCCTACGTACGACTTTGACGAGCTTCGGCGCTACACTCGCATCCTCGCCCGAAACCTCGACAATGTAATCGACCGCAACTACTATCCTACAGAGGAGTGCCGCCGCTCCAACCTGCGCAACCGGCCCATCGGGATCGGCGTTCAGGGCCTCGCCGACGTCTTTGCGTTGATGAAGCTGTCGTGGCTGTCAAAGGAGGCCGAGGAGCTGAACCGCCGCATTTTTGCACACATCTACTATGCCGCCATCGAAGAGTCGTGTGAATTGGCCAAGGAGCGGGGAGCGTACGATACGTTTCACGGATCGCCAGCGAGCTTTGGCAGGCTGCAGCCCGATCTCTGGGGCGGTGTGCCCAGCCCCGATCTGGACTGGATGACACTGGGTATCAATATCTCTCTGAACGGCCTGCGCAACTCGCTCTCGGTTGCCCTGATGCCGACGGCGTCCACGTCCCAGATCCTCGGAAATAACGAGTGTTTTGAACCGTTCACGTCCAACCTCTACGTGCGCCACGTCCTCGCAGGAGACTTTATCATTATCAACAAGTACCTCGTAGACGATCTTGTCGCATTGGGTCTCTGGAACTCGGACATTCGCAACCAGATCATTGCGGACAATGGCAGCGTACAGGGCTTGGCAGGGCTGCCGTCCGAGATCCGAGAGCGCTACCGCACAGCATGGGAGATTCCGATGAAGACAATTATCAATATGTCGGCCGATCGTGCGCCGTACGTGTGCCAGTCGCAGTCGCTGAACCTGTTTGTGGCGGATCCGACGTATGCCCGCATTTCCAGCATGCACGTGTACGCCTGGAAAAAGGGGCTGAAGACGGGGTGCTATTATCTGCGTACCAAGGCCGTGGCGGCTGCGCAAAAATTCACGGTGGAGCCTACGGCGCAACCTGCCGCCCCAGCCGCCGCAGCTGCCGCCTCGCCCCCAGACTGTCTCATGTGCTCGGCGTAAAAAAACTCTATGTTCAAGTATAAACAAATGCCCGGAGAAGTCAGTGCGTACTCTACTCTTAAGTCCGAGCCCGGCCCCGTTGGTGGTCGCCGCCGCAGCCGCCGTGCCCGCCGTGGTGGTATGAAGGGTGGCGAGGAGAAGGCGCCGGCACCAGCATTGGGCCCTGCACCTGCTCAACTCAAGGTTGCCGGTGAGGAAGCTGCCAAGGTCGTGGGTGGCGTCATGGAGGGCGGTCGCCGCAAGCGCTCGACGGCCAAGAAGATCGCCGGCGAGCTCAAGCGTGTCGCCAAGAAGGCCAAGAAGCTCACGATGAAGCTGATGAAGATGCGCCACCGCAAGTAGAGCGCTCGCCGATCTTCGACAACATGCGGAACAAGTCGTCCGTAAACCCGAAATGACATCCGTTGGGCTCCATGCCCGCCGGGGACTTGCGTGACGACGTAGTCCACGGGTGTACCAAAC